AATCCTGACAGGCATTCACCAGATGATCGAGTTCGGCGTCGAGATAGCCGGCGCGGGTGCTGCCGGCGACGTGCCCGGCTATGGCGTGCTCTTGAGGTCCTGCGGGCTTTCGGAGACCGTGACCGAAGACACCGACGTGGTCTACGCGCCGGTGTCAGAAGGTTTCGAGGGCGCGACGCTCTACTATGTGCTCGACGGCGTCCGTCACATCATGCTCGGCTGCCGCGGCAACGTGACAATGGATTTCACGTCCAAGCGGATCCCGCGCTTCCGCTTCCGCATGCTCGGCCTGCTCGGCACCGTGTCCGACCAGGCGCTGCCCGAGACCACCTTTACCGGTTTTGCAACGCCGGTTCCGGTTTCCAAGGCCAATACGACCTTCTCTCTGCATTCCTATGCGGGTGCTACCGAGAGCGTCAGCTTTGATCTCGGCAACCAGGTCGAGCCGCGGCTCGTCATCAACCACGAGAGCATCGAGATCACCGATCGACGCGCCTCCGGCTCGGCCGTGATGGAGGCGACGACGCTTGCGACCAAGAACTGGCAGACGATCGCGCTCGGCCACACCGCCGGCGCGCTCGCACTGGCGCACGGTACTGCCGCCGGCAACATCGTCGAGATCGACGGCGGCCGCTCCCAGATCGGCCGCTATTCGGAATCCGTGAGCCAAGGGATCCTGCACAACACCCTGCCGCTGATGTTCAAGCCCGACGAGGGCGACGACGACATCCTGATCACTGTCAAGTAAGGCCGCTCAAGGCCCGTTCGAAACCCTTTCGAAGGCGGCTTGAAGCCGCCTTCCCAACTCCGGAGACCCGACATGAAGTTCACGCTCACCCGCAAGCATCTCTACTGGTGGCCGGTCAAGGTTGCGGTACCGCATCCGGACAAGGATCGCGCCGGCGAGCAGCTTGAGATGGAGTTCCGCATGCAGTTCGAAAGCCTGCCGCGCTCGGAGGCCGACCGGCTCGCCGAGCTGATGAAGGCCGACCCGTCCGCCCATGCCCATGCAGACATCCGCCTCGTCGCCCGCGACTGGGACGGGGTGGTCGACGACGATGGCGACGCGGTCGCCTTCACGGAAGAGGCGCTCGACGAATTCATGCAGATCTCCTGGTACCGGCTCGCGGTCTATCGCGCCTGGGGCGCGTCACTGGTGGGCGACGCGGCGCGGCTGGGAAACTGACAGAGGCCGCGACCGCCTGGGCTCTGGCCGCAAGCGGCAGGGCGGATGCGACGCGGCCGGCGACGATCGATGACGGGCAACGGGCCGAATTCGATGCACTCGGCGTGGCCCTGCCGGAACAGGATGAACAGGAAGACGATGCAGTCGAGATCTGGGACATCAACTGGCCGAGCTTCATGGCTTTTCTCGCCTGTGAAAACCAGTGGCGGGTTGCGGCCGGTTTCGGTTTCTTCGCCCGTCTCGGCCTGGAATGGCCCGCTGTCGACGTGCTTATCCGCCGGCGTTGCCTCTCGGACCGTGAATTCGAGGACCTTGTGGTGATGGAAGCGGCGGCGCTCGAAGTCTTCGCGGAGGACCGATGATGGTGAACCCTCTAAAGGTCTCGCTACTGATCACCGCCAATTCCTCGGGCGTGGGCGCGGCTGTCGGAGAAACACGCCGGGAGGTCGAGGCTGTCGGTGACAGCGCGCGGGGCACGCAAACCGAGCTGGACCGGCTGGAGAAGGCCAACGATGCCGCGGCCGTCGCCGCAAAGCGCGCAGGCGATGCAGCCCGAGGTCAGGCGGCGGCCGAGCGGGATCTGACCTCCGCCGTGGCATCCTTCGCCGGTATCCGTCGGGATCCCGGCGGAAGCGATTACGTTCGCCGGCAGGCCGACGTCGAAGCATATGGCGCGGCCCTCGACCAGCTCCGGGCGAAGTACAATCCGGTCTTTGCCGCCTCCAAGGCCTATGAGCGTGAACTCGGCGAGCTGAACAACGCGCTCCGGCTGGGCGCGATCACCGCCGACGAGCACGGCCGCGCGCTCGATCAGCTCAACCATCGCTACGCGGCAGCCGGCCAGGGCGCGCAGGCCTTCGCCGGACAGACCGGCATGATGCGCATGCAGACGTCCAACCTGGCGTTTCAGATCCAGGATATCGGCACCATGATGGCGTCGGGACAGAACCCGTTCATTCTTCTCGCCCAGCAGCTGCCGCAGATCACCATGTATGGCGGACAGCTCGGCGGCGTGATGGGCGCCCTGCGCCAGACATTCGCCGGCCTGCTTTCGCCGCTCGGGCTGCTCACCACCGGCTTCGTACTCGCTGGCTCCGCGGCAATCTCCTATTTCTCCGATGCCGGCGACGAGGCCGACGCAGCGGCCGATGCGCTCGACGAACAGGCGGGACTGATCAAGCGCGTGGCCGACGAATGGGGCAATGCCGTTCCGGAAATCAAGGCCTATGCCGACGAGCTGGAGCGGGCTCTGAGCGTTTCGGACCTTCGCGACGCGACCTCGGCGACGATCGATGCCAGGTTCTCAGAGGCGCGGGCCGACATCTCGGCGGTGCGCACCGAGATCGGAGAACTGATCAACGAAATGCGCCGGGCCGGCGAAACGAGCACGTCGGTTGACGCCATCCGGGATGCATTCAACCAGGCCGATCGGGCCGCTCAAGACCTGCGCGACGCCCAGAAGGAAGGCAGGGCGTCGGCCGAGGATGCCGAGCGCATCAACCGCGCGCTGGCGTCGCTGCTCGGCAACGAGTTTGTCTCGGGCTCCGACGACGCGGCGGCGGCGATCCGCCGCTATGCCGACGCGCTGCGAGCCGCTGCGGATCAGGGCGCGCGCGTGGCTGGGAATGCCGCTGTGGCCGCCCTGGGCGACGCCGAACTCGGCGTCCTCGGCCGAGTGGGTCCGGTCTATTCGGATGGCGGACAATTCATAAACGAAGCCGAACTGCAAGACGTGCGTGCCGACGCTACGAAGTCGCAATACCAGATCGAGCAGGAACGCCTTGCAAGACGCACCCGCGCCCCGCGCAAGACTGAAGCCGAGCGCGCGGCCGAACGCTATGACGATATCGTCGGCAATGCCCAGGCCACGATCGCCGCCCAGCGGATGGAAGCCGAGGCCTACAGCATGACGGAGCTCGCAGCCGATCGGCTCCGGCAACAGCAACAGCTGCTCAACCAGGCGCGACAGGCCGACATCGCGCTGACACCGGAACAGACTGAAAAGCTCATGGCACTCGGGTCGACGCTCGCTGACGTGACAGCCGAGACCGAACGCCAGGGCGAGGTGCTGGCCGATCGCAAGGCGATGTGGGGCGACGTGATCGGCGGGCTGCGAGAAGCGGCCCGCGACGGCAAGATCGAGCTGCAGGAGCTGGGCGACATCGGCCTGCGCGTCCTCGATCGGCTGATCGACAAGGTTCAGGTCGACCTGGTGGACGCGCTTTCCAATCTCGGTGGGTCGGGCGCGGGGAGCGGATCCGGCGGCGGTTGGCTGTCTTCGATCTTCGGCGCGATCTTCGGCGGCGGATTCGGCGGTGCGTCGACCCCGACCGGTGGCCAGTTCGGCTTGGCCGCATTCGGCGGCGTGGGGCTCTATGATGTCGGCGGCTACACCGGCCCCGGTGGCAGGCTTCAGCCGGCCGGCACGGTCCACCGCGACGAATATGTGTTCTCGTCGCCGGCGGTCCGCTCGATCGGCGTGAGCCGGCTCGACCGGATGCACAAGGCCGCCAAGGCCGGACGCGGCTTTGACGACGGCGGATGGACCGGCGGCGGGCTCGATGACCGGCCGGGCAGCCAGGCGCGCTCCCAGCGGGCATTTGAGTTTCATCAGACCAATCATTTCTCGGGCGCGGTGACGCCCGAAGAGATTGCCCGCGCGATCGAGGCCGGCACCGAAAGCGCCGTTTCCCGCGCCCGCGACGAATTCCAGGTCAATTTCAAACGCAACGACAGCTACGGGATGCTCGACTGATGCCCGTGACCGTCCTGCCATTTCCGGACCTGCCGTTCGAAGCATTCGACCTGGAGCCTGTCTCCACCCAGGAGGTCTCTCCGATGGAGGGCCGCGCCACCGAGACGGCGGATTTCGATACGCCATACTGGCGGCTCACAAGCGCCCGCACGCCCAAGCTCAACAACGGCGAGCTTGATATCGTCGACGCGTTCTTCATGCGCGCGGCGCTAGGTTCGACCGTGTTCGAATGCCACGACGTCTACCGGCCTCGGCCGAGGGCCTATGGCGCATCGCCGCTCTCGGGCACGAGGGCGGGCGGCGGCGCGTTTGACGGGACCGCGACCCTGTCGGCCGTCACGGACAGCCGCACGATCGTGGTCTCCTCGCTTCCTGCGGAATTCGCGTTTGAGCTGGGGGCGATGGTCGAGATCCGCAGATCCTCGACGGTCCGCTCGCTGCACCGGATCATGGAGGCGGCAACGGCCAACGAGAGCGGCGTGGTCACGCTGTCGATCCTGTTTCCGCTCGACACGCAAGTCTTCACGACCGCCAACTCGATCGTCAATTTCGAGCGGCCGAGCTGCCTGATGAAGCTCGATCCCGGCGCGAGCGCGCCCAAGGCCCGCGCCGATCGGCGCGCCCGGTTCTCGGCCAGGGAGATCTTCCCCAATGGCTAGTCTCGATCCCACCCTGCAAGCCCAGGTCGATTCCGGCGAACTGAGGATCCTGCCGCTCGTCCGCTTCGAGCTGACCGGCAGCGGCGAGACGCCCGACACTGTGGTCGGCTACCATCCCGGCGGCCGGCCGTTCACCTGGTCGGGGCTGACCTATAAGCCAAATCGCTTCCTCGCGCCCGAAGGCCTGTCCGAGGGGCTTGGCAACGAGATCGCCGAACTCTCGCTCAAATTCTCGAAAGTCCCAACCGACAACGCCGACGATGCCATCGCCTCGATCGAGAATTTCAACTACATCGGCGCGCCGGTGACCATCGCCTATCTCGGCGGCGACCCGACGACGGACCAAGTCCATGGCGTGCTGCTGACGCGGTTTTACCGCATCGCGGACGTCAGGTTTGCGAAGGGCAAGGTTGAAAAGAACGGGGTGCGGACTGTCTCGCTCGACATCACGCTCAAGTCGCGCGCAGCCAGGCTCAAGGACATCACCCACGCCAAGGCGTCGACAGCCGACCAGCAGCACCACAACGACGCGACAGACACGTTCTACGACTATGTGGGGACGGCGGCGGAGTGGCCGGTGGAGTTCGGCCAGCGATGACGGCGACGCTCACCCTTTCCGCCAGGGCGGCGATCACGGCGCGCATTCTCCGCGAGGCGAAGGCTGCGCCTTACGCCTATGGCGTCAACGACTGTTTCTTCCTCGGCCTCCGTCAGATCGACGCACTGCGCAGGACTGCTTACGAGGCCGCCCACGCCGGCGCATATTCGACCTTGTCAGGGGCCAACCGGGCGCTGAGGCGGCGCGGGCACACGAGCCTTGCGACCTATTTCATGGCTCTCGGCGAGCAGGATGGCTGGGGACCGATTGCCTGGGGCTCGGCGCGGATCGGCGATGTCGCCGTGATCGAGATCGACGGGGCCGAGCATGTCGGCATCCATGGCGGGCGCGCCTGGCAGTCGATCACCGAGGCCGGGCCGGCGCATTGGGATCTCTGCCGTGCCATCCAGGCGTTCAAGGTGTAGGCGATGGCGATCTTCACACTCATTGGCGGGGCTATCGGGGGCGCGCTGTTTGGCGCGGGCTCACTGGCCGCATCTATCGCCGGATCGATCATAACGGGCGCACTCGGCATCGGCGCGCAGCTGGCCCTGTCCTACCGCAAGCGGCCCAGGCCGCAGGCGCAGACGGCGATCCGCGGCCAGGTGCGTGTTGGCGCGGGTCTCGATTGCGCAATCCTGATGGGCGAGGACAAGGTCAAGGGTCAGCTGGTCTATTATGCCAAATGGGGCTCGGGCAACTCGCGCAACGCCTATGTGAAAAAACTGGCCGATGGCTGGTGTGAGGGGTTGGCGCCGTGGGTCTATGTCTATGGCGAGCGCGTCGACCTGGTCACCCAGGTGCCGGTCGGCAACGAGGCGGCACGCTACACGCTCGACGGCTGGGGCGACGCGATCGTGTTGAGGGTCTATGACGGCAGGCCCGGCCAGCTTGCCGACAGCGAACTGGTCGCGGCGACAGCGGCACTCGACACGCCCTGGCCATCGACCGCGCGCGGAACGAACATCTGTTATGTCGTCGAGGATCAGACCTACGACGCTGCCAAATTCGCCCGCGGCCTGCCCGAGATCACCTATGTGCTGCGCGGATTGCGCGAATATGATGCTCGCAAGGATGATACGGTTTCGGGTGGAGAGGGCGACCACCGCCTCAACGATCCCTCGACGTGGGAGTTCAGCCAGAACAACGCCGTTCACCGGTTCAATTATCTTCTCGGCCTTCGGGGCGTCCTGTCGGGCGAAGTCATGGTCGGCGTCGGCAAGGAAGTCGACGAAATCGACCTCGCCATGCACATGGCTGCCGCCACTGTGTGCGATGCAGAGCGCACAGTCAGCGGCCGCACGATCCCGACCTATCATTGCAACCAATGGGCCTCGGCCGGCGACGATCACCTCGCAATCCTGAAAAACATAGAGGACGCGATGGCGGGCTACGCGGTCAACGCCTCGGGGCTCGACGGCGTGCTCGCCGGCGCGCCGCAGATCCCGGTGCGCGAGATCACGGCCGATGACATCCGCCCCGACGAGGAGATCACCGGCCAGAACCGCCGGCGCGATGACGAAGGGTTCAACGTGCTCTCGGGTCAGTTCTCCGAGCCCGAGACCGGCTTCGAGCCCGAAGGCCTGAAGACGGTTTCCGTCAATGCCGACGTTGAGCTGGACGGCCGCAAACGGCTTGCTGCCAACGACTTCCTGCAGGTGAGCGACCGTGACATCGCGCAATACCTCCTGAACATCCGGTACCGGCAAAACCGGAAGGCCGCGCGCCGGTCGGTCCCGGTCAGCCGCGCAGTCGGTTTCGGCGTCGAGAACGGTGAATGGGTAACGCTGGAAGGCAAGGACTGGCTGGTCGTAAACAAGGGCTTCGACCGCCGCCTGCGCTATAGGCTTCAGCTCGCCGAAACCGGATCGGATGTCTATGACGAGGAAGGCATCGAGGCAGGTCCTGTGGTGACGCCGCGGACTTCGCCGGTCAACCCTTCGCTGATCTCCACCGTTGCGAATTTCAATGTCGCTGCCGGGCTGATCACCGGGACCAATGGCGCGCAGATCCCGGCGCTTGAATTCACGTGGGATGATCCCGAAGACCCGACGATCACCGAAGTGCGGATTTTCTACCGGCAGGTCGGAGACAGTGGCAACGGGCTGCCTGCCGTTGCGACGGATGTCGCCTCCGGCGCTTTGATTGAGCCTAAAGGTGTGCAGTCGGGTATCGCCTACGAAGCACGCGCCACGATCACGACGCGGCCCGACCGGCTCAAGACCTTCACCTCCTGGGTGACGACAACTGAGGCGACCGTGCCCTTGCAGGTGATCCTCGGAGAGGTAGCGGCAGACGTCGCCGGCACGCTTGAGAGCTTGCGGGCCGATCACAATAGCCTGCGTGCGCTGGTGACGGATCTGGCCGATACGGTTTCGGGCGCGGGGCTCTCGAACCGGTTGACGCTGGGCCGCGTTCAAACCCGCGTCGGCACGGCGGAGGCGACGGTCAAGAGCGAGATCATCACGCGGGCTTCGGAGGTGGCGGCGATCGGTGGCCAGATCACGGAAATCAATGCGAGCCTGATAAGCGCCACCAGTCAGATCGAAGGCAATGCCAACGCGATCAGCATCACCCAATCGGAGGTGACCGATCTCGACGGCGTCGTCACGGCGCTATCTGTGGACCTGACCTCCGTCGAAGCCCAGGTCGATGACGCAACCGCCGGTGGCTACTACAAGATCGAAGCTTCAGCAGGGACCGGCGACGTAGAAGTTACCGCGACCACGTACCTGCGGGCCACCCTTGGTGGTGATGCCATCGAAGTGGGTCAGCGGCACGAAATTTATATCGAAGGCGGAGAGCTGAAAGGCCGTACGGTTAATATTGCTGATCAGCAGGTGTGGGTAACATCCGAAGGTGACGTCTTAGCCGTGATCGGAGAAGACGAAGACGGCCTAGTTCTTCAGAACATCCGAGTGGGCGTCGTGACATTCGATCAGCTTTCGAGCGCAAACGGCAAACTGGTGCTCAAGGGCTCTGGTGACGATGCCTCTATCGAGGTGTTCTCCTGATGGCTCGACTTTTCATAGGACATGACAGCAACGGTATCC